AGTAAGAAGAGCAAGGCTACACTGGCTGTTTGCGAACCCTAGGATGCCTCCTTGGTCAAGTCATAGTATAGATGAAGTAGCTCTATCATATGATGATTAAGACTTAAGTAAGAAAAATTTTATTCACTATCTTCCTTCACATACGTAGTGAGCATATTTGCGGACGACCCCATATCTCCTAACGTTTTTTCTATCTTCTTCTTCTGTGCAATAGTGTCACCGAATTTATCAGTTAAGTAGCTATGCCGCATTATATTTACTCCTGCCTTCTTGCCATCAAATATTCTACCTAATCGTTGATTCAACTTAACGGCTCCATTACTACTTTGATCAGGTCCTCCTAATGGCTGCATATTACTGTCAACAAGAAGATAGTCAGAAGGGTTCAACTGAGCCCACTTCTTGAGTATGTTTTTAAGCTTTGTGGGCAGCGGAATAGTCTGTTTACCGTAAGTTTTAGATGTCTTGTATGAGTTGAACACTAACTGCTTGTCACCTATATAGTTGTCTTTGTCTTTATCGATATTACGTAACTTCATATCAACATAATCTTTTGCACGCCTAGGGACAATGTGTTTACCTGATAAGAGGGCAAGGATAACGTATTGCTGATAGTCCTGTAGTTCCTTACGAGATAGGGACCCCTTCTTGTATAGTGCAGATGCCATCTTTTCGTATTCCTTGTACTTCTGCCCTATCTCATCTTGAGATACCCAATTGGCTTGCTGCTGAGGAGTCTTAGTTTGCTGCTCTATTTCTTTCCTGTGCTCACCTATATCGTCCATCATCAGTTCCCTGTATTTCTTTTGCGCGTCTCCGTCTGTAATGATTACAAGAGCAGACAATACCGTCTTTCGTCTTGAAGGAGGAATATCTTGGAGGTGCTGGAGAATTCGAGACGTACTCTCGAAGAACTTTGGGTCTACTTCGTCCGATCCGTTGAGGCTACGGTGCAGGCTTCTCAGAATGCTACCGTACGTATTTACAGAGGACTTTGAGAGAGAAGGTCTTTTTTCTTTGATGTACTCCTTAAACTGTGCTGAATCCATTATAAATTAACGGAACAGAAAAATATGGACAGAATTAACCTAAAAATATCTTTAGCTAAAGTATAATGGATAAAGAGAAACTACTGAGAATTCTATCTGGTAACGCCCACGCTTCCTTCGCCGGCAACGAGGTCATGTTCTATCCAAGAGACTTCTGCAACGGCGTAAAAGTAGTAAGCACAGGTGACCCTGAGAAGTACAAGATCATAAGGAGTATACGCAAAGGCATAGTTCACGAAGAGGTGGTTCTACTGGAAGACGTTGCTCACCTATACGTAGAAATGGCAGCAGAGGAAGTCCTACCAAAGGTCAACTTGCTCTTTCCCAAAGGACTGGAAGACGCTATGGCTATTTGCCAAGAGAGATACAGAAAGGAAGTAGAGCCACTACTGAAAGAAGAAAAGGAGGTCACGAAAAAGCCAAGAGGATACACGAGTCTCCACAATACAGAGTACTGGGACGACGCTAAGGACATCCTACATTCTGCATAAATTTAGACGACATTAATTTATTTTCTAATTGTATAACGTAATGTCGAATCAAGCAAAGCCATATGAGGAACTTTCAGAATTTAACAGGGAAAACTTCCCAAGCTCTAGCTCGTCATCTTCTTCCTTAGATTACCCAGTAGCTCAGGGAGTCGCAAGCCTTGTTTACGGAGTAATTTGGGGAGACGGGTCGTACCAGAATTCCGCGTCTGGGGGTGGTGGAGCCCCACTCACAGTACAGGACGGTACTGTAACAGTCAGCAATGTAACAGACATAAACGTTACAAACGGTACTCTCACTGACAATGGAGGAGGAAGTGTGAGCATTGCGACAGGAGGCGGAGGAGGGGGCGGAGTGACTAACCCTATGACAGCTGACTTGGACGGTGGTGGGTACTCTATATCGAACGTAGGAACTTTTTCTGGTCTGATCGGTAACTTCGGAGAAGTGACTACAGAAGCAATTAATGATTCAGCGGCGGTAATATACAGAAACAAAGGTGCTGTAGCTGCTGGAAACTACTATTACGTAGGAGAACTTCCTGTCATGACCAATGCAGAAGCGTCTTGTATAGTTGTGTCTCGTTGTTTAGATGCGGGGTTTAAACAGACCACTGTAATTCATGTGTCAATGTTCAATGGTAAGGCGCACTTGAATCTAATAAGTAATGCTCTAGAATCTGATACGCCTATCTTTACTCTTTGTTCCGCAGGATTTGATGGATTGGGGTCAGGTGGATTTTTATTTTATTGTAATCACCCTTCTACTACATGGGAATACAGAGTATATAGACAGCAAGACGACAAAGGAACAGGAACGTACCCAGCGAGCGGCTTTTTCAACTTTGCGCCAGGAGGAGCAGTTTCTACAGTTGGATGGAATGTTGTATTTGCAGAGTTAGACACATCTGTCCATGCTTCTGCTGCTGTATCCGGGTCATTCTCAGCAAAGACATCATTAACATCAGCAACGTTGCAAACAGACACCGCTGTCGCTACTGTTAGTCTCTCTTCTGCACGCGTAAACACAGATGAACTTAATAACAATGGAGGAACAGGACTGATAGATGTATTGAGCCCTATACGTATGAACAATAATGACATACAAAGTGCAGGAATAGTAGGTGCTGCAGGATATTATATAAGTGCTCCTGGAGTTCTCCCAATCGGTTCACCTACTGGTCCATTATATGTTGACACAGTGAACCAGAGAGTAGGTATTGGAGAGCCAAATCCCCAGGAAGACTTACACGTAGCTGGAAACATCCAACTTGACACAAATGCTCCTGCAAAAATAGTAATGTATGATCCTGTCGGGGGACACGAACACGCAGAAATGACTGCAACAGGGGCGGGTGTGAATGGTGGGCAGTTGGAATTTAAGACTAAGGAAGACGGCGGAATTGTGAATACAAGAATGACAATATTCGAGGATGGTAGAGTATCAGTTACTAACCGTATTGAAAACGTAAGTAACCCAATAAACCCTCAGGATGCCGCAACAAAAGACTACGTAGACAGTAGTATTCCAACAGGCTTCGTAACGAACCCTATGACCGCTGACTTAGACGGAGGTCAGTTTAACGTCACGAATATAGACAGATTAACAGTACAGAACGCAACAGGTGCTACTTTCGATGCAGACTCTGCTACTAATATTGTCAATATATTGGATTCCTCAAACACAAGTGCAGTAGAAGTTGACGCGAATGCCCACGCACTTAGGGTAAAAGATAGCGCGGGATCTAATCAGTGTAGCCTCTTGGGGAATACAGGAAGCGCTACGCACAGCGGCAACTGCGTGGACCAATTCGGTGGGATAAGTGCACAACCAAAACTGACTGGAGGGTTTCCTAGAGCAGGTAATAACCTTATAATGGGTAAGTACGGGTGGGATGACAGTGGTCCATCTCCTGCAACCTTTGCTCTTGGACGTGCAAACGGTACTGGCTACTACGGAGGTGGTGGTAACGTATACTGCAATGCAGTAAGAGAGAACGTTTGGTATAACCAGGCCACCGGTTCTTCATCTTACACATACCCTTACTCAGCAGGCTTCCAAGGTAACTCAGTTAACCGACAATACTATAATGGTGCAGACATAAAGAATGTGCTTATGAACCCTGGTAACGCTGGTGGTCAATATCAGGAGTTTAAACTTCCCCCCATTACTGAGGCAATGTTAGGTATGTCTATAACAGTAACAAGGCTTAGAGTCAACGAAACGTTCTACCCTGGGCTCAATGCCGCTGGTGTACCAAGATACAAGGCAGCTGTAGTGGTATCAGCGGCAGGAACAGATTATATTGCTGGTCCAGACTCTGTCTTCGTAAGTGGAGGAGGACTGTTAACAGGGGGGTTGGCCATAGACCCTTACAGGGTAATAACTACTCTTACTACACCTTCACCGTATGCAGGGCTGAACTCCTTAACAGTGGTAGCAACACAGTGCGGAGATGCACAGAACGTAAACGCACCTAACCCGGAATATGTTTGGCACTGCACAAATGAAACTCCGTCTGTCATTCCGATGCTTATCGCTACCATGATCACGCCGCAGACTATATACGACGCGAATAACTCGAATCTTTTCTTTGACCAGTCGGAGGCGAACACGGACGGTATATATGGGGGCGGTTCCACGAACACGTTTACGATACAAACGCCTGGTGTCTATCTCGTAACCGCCTGCTGCGACTGGTCATCCACGATGGACGTTCGCGCCGACCTGTGGATCGTGCAGTCGGTAGGAGGAACCGTCGCGCGTGACATTCGGTACGGCACGGTCGAATACAACAATATCACCTACACCTACAAGTTCGCGGCCGGGGATACTCTCTCGGTATGGGTCTATCAGGACAACCTCTCGTCGTACTCGCGCACCGCGAACGTCCGGCTGTCAGTCATGTGGATCGGTTAGATAGTGCATAAAAGGAATTTCGTCGTTTTAACCATATATTAACCATTAAATACTGTATTAATAGCTAATAATTAAGCAAAATAGGCGATAATACCTTAATAAAACCGGTTTTATTAAGGTATTATCGCCTATTTTGCTTAATTATTAGCTATTAATACAGTATTTAATGGTTAATATATGGTTAAAACGACGAAATTCCTTTTATGCACTATCTAACCGATCCACATGACTGACAGCCGGACGTTCGCGGTGCGCGAGTACGACGAGAGGTTGTCCTGATAGACCCATACCGAGAGAGTATCCCCGGCCGCGAACTTGTAGGTGTAGGTGATATTGTTGTATTCGACCGTGCCGTACCGAATGTCACGCGCGACGGTTCCTCCTACCGACTGCACGATCCACAGGTCGGCGCGAACGTCCATCGTGGATGACCAGTCGCAGCAGGCGGTTACGAGATAGACACCAGGCGTTTGTATCGTAAACGTGTTCGTGGAACCGCCCCCATATATACCGTCCGTGTTCGCCTCCGACTGGTCAAAGAAAAGATTCGAGTTATTCGCGTCGTATATAGTCTGCGGCGTGATCATGGTAGCGATAAGCATCGGAATGACAGACGGAGTTTCATTTGTGCAGTGCCAAACATATTCCGGGTTAGGTGCGTTTACGTTCTGTGCATCTCCGCACTGTGTTGCTACCACTGTTAAGGAGTTCAGCCCTGCATACGGTGAAGGTGTAGTAAGAGTAGTTATTACCCTGTAAGGGTCTATGGCCAACCCCCCTGTTAACAGTCCTCCTCCACTTACGAAGACAGAGTCTGGACCAGCAATATAATCTGTTCCTGCCGCTGATACCACTACAGCTGCCTTGTATCTTGGTACACCAGCGGCATTGAGCCCAGGGTAGAACGTTTCGTTGACTCTAAGCCTTGTTACTGTTATAGACATACCTAACATTGCCTCAGTAATGGGGGGAAGTTTAAACTCCTGATATTGACCACCAGCGTTACCAGGGTTCATAAGCACATTCTTTATGTCTGCACCATTATAGTATTGTCGGTTAACTGAGTTACCTTGGAAGCCTGCTGAGTAAGGGTATGTGTAAGATGAAGAACCGGTGGCCTGGTTATACCAAACGTTCTCTCTTACTGCATTGCAGTATACGTTACCACCACCTCCGTAGTAGCCAGTACCGTTTGCACGTCCAAGAGCAAAGGTTGCAGGAGATGGACCACTGTCATCCCACCCGTACTTACCCATTATAAGGTTATTACCTGCTCTAGGAAACCCTCCAGTCAGTTTTGGTTGTGCACTTATCCCACCGAATTGGTCCACGCAGTTGCCGCTGTGCGTAGCGCTTCCTGTATTCCCCAAGAGGCTACACTGATTAGATCCCGCGCTATCTTTTACCCTAAGTGCGTGGGCATTCGCGTCAACTTCTACTGCACTTGTGTTTGAGGAATCCAATATATTGACAATATTAGTAGCAGAGTCTGCATCGAAAGTAGCACCTGTTGCGTTCTGTACTGTTAATCTGTCTATATTCGTGACGTTAAACTGACCTCCGTCTAAGTCAGCGGTCATAGGGTTCGTTACGAAGCCTGTTGGAATACTACTGTCTACGTAGTCTTTTGTTGCGGCATCCTGAGGGTTTATTGGGTTACTTACGTTTTCAATACGGTTAGTAACTGATACTCTACCATCCTCGAATATTGTCATTCTTGTATTCACAATTCCGCCGTCTTCCTTAGTCTTAAATTCCAACTGCCCACCATTCACACCCGCCCCTGTTGCAGTCATTTCTGCGTGTTCGTGTCCCCCGACAGGATCATACATTACTATTTTTGCAGGAGCATTTGTGTCAAGTTGGATGTTTCCAGCTACGTGTAAGTCTTCCTGGGGATTTGGCTCTCCAATACCTACTCTCTGGTTCACTGTGTCAACATATAATGGACCAGTAGGTGAACCGATTGGGAGAACTCCAGGAGCACTTATATAATATCCTGCAGCACCTACTATTCCTGCACTTTGTATGTCATTATTGTTCATACGTATAGGGCTCAATACATCTATCAGTCCTGTTCCTCCATTGTTATTAAGTTCATCTGTGTTTACGCGTGCAGAAGAGAGACTAACAGTAGCGACAGCGGTGTCTGTTTGCAACGTTGCTGATGTTAATGATGTCTTTGCTGAGAATGACCCGGATACAGCAGCAGAAGCATGGACAGATGTGTCTAACTCTGCAAATACAACATTCCATCCAACTGTAGAAACTGCTCCTCCTGGCGCAAAGTTGAAAAAGCCGCTCGCTGGGTACGTTCCTGTTCCTTTGTCGTCTTGCTGTCTATATACTCTGTATTCCCATGTAGTAGAAGGGTGATTACAATAAAATAAAAATCCACCTGACCCCAATCCATCAAATCCTGCGGAACAAAGAGTAAAGATAGGCGTATCAGATTCTAGAGCATTACTTATTAGATTCAAGTGCGCCTTACCATTGAACATTGACACATGAATTACAGTGGTCTGTTTAAACCCCGCATCTAAACAACGAGACACAACTATACAAGACGCTTCTGCATTGGTCATGACAGGAAGTTCTCCTACGTAATAGTAGTTTCCAGCAGCTACAGCACCTTTGTTTCTGTATATTACCGCCGCTGAATCATTAATTGCTTCTGTAGTCACTTCTCCGAAGTTACCGATCAGACCAGAAAAAGTTCCTACGTTCGATATAGAGTACCCACCACCGTCCAAGTCAGCTGTCATAGGGTTAGTCACTCCGCCCCCTCCTCCGCCTCCTGTCGCAATGCTCACACTTCCTCCTCCATTGTCAGTGAGAGTACCGTTTGTAACGTTTATGTCTGTTACATTGCTGACTGTTACAGTACCGTCCTGTACTGTGAGTGGGGCTCCACCACCCCCAGACGCGGAATTCTGGTACGACCCGTCTCCCCAAATTACTCCGTAAACAAGGCTTGCGACTCCCTGAGCTACTGGGTAATCTAAGGAAGAAGATGACGAGCTAGAGCTTGGGAAGTTTTCCCTGTTAAATTCTGAAAGTTCCTCATATGGCTTTGCTTGATTCGACATTACGTTATACAATTAGAAAATAAATTAATGTCGTCTAAATTTATGCAGAATGTAGGATGTCCTTAGCGTCGTCCCAGTACTCTGTATTGTGGAGACTCGTGTATCCTCTTGGCTTTTTCGTGACCTCCTTTTCTTCTTTCAGTAGTGGCTCTACTTCCTTTCTGTATCTCTCTTGGCAAATAGCCATAGCGTCTTCCAGTCCTTTGGGAAAGAGCAAGTTGACCTTTGGTAGGACTTCCTCTGCTGCCATTTCTACGTATAGGTGAGCAACGTCTTCCAGTAGAACCACCTCTTCGTGAACTATGCCTTTGCGTATACTCCTTATGATCTTGTACTTCTCAGGGTCACCTGTGCTTACTACTTTTACGCCGTTGCAGAAGTCTCTTGGATAGAACATGACCTCGTTGCCGGCGAAGGAAGCGTGGGCGTTACCAGATAGAATTCTCAGTAGTTTCTCTTTATCCATTATACTTTAGCTAAAGATATTTTTAGGTTAATTCTGTCCATATTTTTCTGTTCCGTTAATTTATAATGGATTCAGCACAGTTTAAGGAGTACATCAAAGAAAAAAGACCTTCTCTCTCAAAGTCCTCTGTAAATACGTACGGTAGCATTCTGAGAAGCCTGCACCGTAGCCTCAACGGATCGGACGAAGTAGACCCAAAGTTCTTCGAGAGTACGTCTCGAATTCTCCAGCACCTCCAAGATATTCCTCCTTCAAGACGAAAGACGGTATTGTCTGCTCTTGTAATCATTACAGACGGAGACGCGCAAAAGAAATACAGGGAACTGATGATGGACGATATAGGTGAGCACAGGAAAGAAATAGAGCAGCAAACTAAGACTCCTCAGCAGCAAGCCAATTGGGTATCTCAAGATGAGATAGGGCAGAAGTACAAGGAATACGAAAAGATGGCATCTGCACTATACAAGAAGGGGTCCCTATCTCGTAAGGAACTACAGGACTATCAGCAATACGTTATCCTTGCCCTCTTATCAGGTAAACACATTGTCCCTAGGCGTGCAAAAGATTATGTTGATATGAAGTTACGTAATATCGATAAAGACAAAGACAACTATATAGGTGACAAGCAGTTAGTGTTCAACTCATACAAGACATCTAAAACTTACGGTAAACAGACTATTCCGCTGCCCACAAAGCTTAAAAACATACTCAAGAAGTGGGCTCAGTTGAACCCTTCTGACTATCTTCTTGTTGACAGTAATATGCAGCCATTAGGAGGACCTGATCAAAGTAGTAATGGAGCCGTTAAGTTGAATCAACGATTAGGTAGAATATTTGATGGCAAGAAGGCAGGAGTAAATATAATGCGGCATAGCTACTTAACTGATAAATTCGGTGACACTATTGCACAGAAGAAGAAGATAGAAAAAACGTTAGGAGATATGGGGTCGTCCGCAAATATGCTCACTACGTATGTGAAGGAAGATAGTGAATAAAATTTTTCTTACTTAAGTCTTAATCATCATATGATAGAGCTACTTCATCTATACTATGACTTGACCAAGGAGGCATCCTAGGGTTCGCAAACAGCCAGTGTAGCCTTGCTCTTCTTACT